CACAAGAACGTGTTTGAGGGCTCCGCTACCACCGAGGAGCTCCCCGTCCTGACTCACGCCCAGGTCGAGACCATCTTCGAGGACGCTCGCTCCAGCGGCTCCCTGAAGCAGGCCATCCTGGCCCACGCCGACGCTTACGGCATTAAGCAGATCGAGACCCTCTTCCCGGAGGCCAAGGATCTGTGGAACCAGCCGGAGTTCATCAAGCGCAAGACCGATTGGGTCAACTCTGTCGTCGGCGCTGCCAAGCACTCGCCCTTCTCCCGTATTCGTACCCGCTTCGCCGACATCACTGCCGACGAGGCCCGTGCCCGGGGTTACATTAAGGGCAATAAGAAGGAAGACGAGGTCTTCACGTTGCTGCAGCGTGTCACCTCGCCGACCACCATCTATAAGAAGCAGAGGTTGGATAGGGATGACATTCTGGACATCACTGACTTTGATGTCGTCTCCTACATCCGCGGCGAGATGAAGATCATGCTTGAGGAGGAGCTCGGTCGGGCCGTCCTCATCGGTGATGGTCGCCAGGCTTCCTCCAAGGACAAGATCAAGGAGGACTGCATCCGCCCGATCTACAAGGAGGACAGCCTCTACGCTCCTCGCGTCGTCCTGGCCAAGGAGACCACCACCGAGGACGTCCTGGACTCCATTGTCCGTGCTATGGACGAATATGACGGCGCTGGCAACCCCACCTGGTTCGCCGAGCCCCACATGGTCACCGAGATCCTTCTGCTCAAGGACAAGATGGGTCACCGTCTGTTCCGCAGCGTCTCCGAGCTTGCTGACTACGTCGGCGTCTCGAAGATTGTCAAGGTCCCGCTCATGAAGGGCCTGCAGCGTTCCTCCACCAAGAACGGCACTGTCGACGCCCTCGGCATCATCGTTAACATGTCCGATTACACCATTGGTGCGGACAAGGGTGGTCAGCTATTCGCAGCTGAGGACTTCGACATTAGCTTCAACCAGTACCACTACCTGCTGGAGACCCGCCTCTCCGGTGCGCTGACTCACCCGAAGTCGGCCATCATCGTTGAGCGGAAGACCGAGACTGGTAACGTCGTTCCGGAGCCGTGATAGATGGCCAAATTCTTCGGTGAGATAGGATTTGCTACACAGGTCCAGACTGAGCCGGGAATTTGGGAAGACAAGATCGTCGAGAAGCAGTACTATGGTGATGTGTTTCGTGAAGCACGTCGCTTTGGTGCCAGCGATGAGATTCTGGGAAGTATCAATCTCAGTAACCAGATCAGCATTATTGCTGACGGGTTCTTAACGGATAATATCCAGAATCTCAAGTACGTTCGCTGGATGGGGGGACTTTGGAAGATCTCCTACGTGGAGCTGAAGTTCCCCCGTCTGGTTCTCGAGTTGACAGGAGTATATAATGGACCGACGACTAGCTCTCCATGAGAAGCTGGTAGAGATCCTCGGGTCGGATAAGGTCTATTATCAGCCGCTCCCATCACTTAAGCTCTCGTATCCATGTATCGTATACGAGCGGCATCCGGGTGATCCGATGTACGCGGACAACCTCAAATATATCAAAGCTAACCGGTTCCAGGTTACTCTGATTGCCCGGCATCCCGAGGACCCGACACGAACGAAGATCGAGGACCTTTTGTTCAGCCGCCATGAGTCCCGACTCGTAGCGGACAACCTCTATCACGACATCTTCGACGTCTACTATTAGGAGATAACATGGCTGCACTTGTCTGGGACAAGACTGGTGAGCGCCGTATTGAGACTGGTGTCGACCACTGTGCGCTTTACGTGTACAACCCCGCCACCAAGACCTACGGCACCGGCGTTGCTTGGAATGGTATCACCGCCATCTCCGAGAAGCCCGAGGGCGCTGAGGCTACTGACCTCTACGCCGACAACATTCTGTACCTCTCGATGCTCTCGGCTGAGAAGCTGAAGGCCACCATTGAGGCCTACACCTACCCCGACGAGTTCGAGGCTTGCGACGGTTCTGCCACTCTGACTAAGGGTGTCAAGATCGGTCAGCAGGACCGACTCTCGTTCGGTCTGGTCTACCGCACCAAGATCGGTGACGACGTGGCTGGTCAGGACAAGGGCTACAAGCTCCACTTCCTGTACGGCTGCAAGGCCTCTCCCTCCGAGAAGGGCTACAAGACCGTCAACGACTCTCCCGAGGCGATCTCGTTCTCGTGGGAGCTGTCGACCACTCCGGTCAACGTGTCCGGTGCGAAGCCCACCTCGCTGCTGACCATCTCGTCTCTCGACGTCGACGCTGGCAAGCTGAAGGCGCTCGAGGAGAAGCTCTTCGGTAAGGACGGTGGCGCGGCTCTCGAGCCCAAGCTGCTCCTGCCCGACGAGATCAAGGCCCACTTCGCAGGCTGATAGACACACCGGGGGCTCAGAGACCTAGACTCCTGGGCCCTCGGTGCCTGCAATGCTTATAGTTTCTATCCCGGATCTCGACGGGTTTGACGAGGAGACTGGAACTTTCGTCTCCATGCCTGGCGGAGTCCTGCACCTGGAGCACAACCTGGTCGCGCTGTCAAAATGGGAGTCAATCACCCATAAACACCTCATCGGGAACGACAAGATCGAACCTGATGAGATGGCGCTCTACATCAAGTGTATGATCACTGATGAAGAATACGACCCGTCGCTCCTGGATAGGATTCCCCCATCTGAGGTTGAGCATATCAGCGCCTATATGGCCGATACGATGACGGCCACAACAGTCCGTGATACCGGAGATGGGTCCGGATCTGGTGAGTACACATCGTCCGAGTTGATCTACTACTGGATGATCGCTTGCCAGATCCCCTTCGAGTGTGAGACATGGCACATCAACCGACTACTCACACTCATTCGGGTTTGTAACCAAAAGAATCAGCCTGATAAGAAGATGTCCCAGTCCGAGATTATGGAACGGAACAGGGAACTCAACAGAGCCAGGCGAGCTAAGCTTGGTTCGAAGGGATAACAATGATCAGTCACGAAGACATTCCCGAGGAGGCGCTTGCTCCGCAGGCCCACATCGGCACTGATCCCATGGAAGACAAGGACATTCACGTGTCCCAGACTACTGAGGTGATGAAGTGAGCGTCGCAGATCAGGTACTCGCTCGCGCCGCAGCGAGGATTGGTTACTATGCACCAGACGACCCTCAGCCCGGATCCGAAGCTGGCCGATACTGGGCCGCTCGAACTGGTCAGCAGTGGCTTGCTGGACCGTCCGACTCTGTTTGGTGGTGCATGCTCTTCGTCAGCATGTGTCTGGACGAGTGCGGGCAGATTAACGCTATTGGAGGATTCTCCTTTAACACTGACTACACCGTCAACCAGGTCCGCAAGCACCCCGAAGCTTACTTCGTATCGGTTTACGATGCCCGACCCGGAGACGTCGTCATCTACAACTGGGACGGAGGCGGTACCGATCACGTCGGATTTGTTGAGAAGAACCTTGGTGGAGGGACTCTCCAAACCATCGAAGGTAACACTTCTTCTGGTGACTATGGTTCTCAGTCTGCTGGGAACGGTGTCTGGCGCCGCGTCCGCAATCACTCGATCGCTTACGTGATTCGCCCAGCCTACACCGACAGTGAGGAGTCCAGTGCTCCTTCTGGACCGGCGGACATCCGTGCTCTCCAGCGAGCCGTTCGAGCTAACCCCGACAACGTTGCCGGACCGAACACCCGGTCTCGCTGCTACGCTCTTGCTGCGGCTTCCAACTGGGGTGGGAACACGTTCCCCTTCGGCGTGGCATTCACGCAGTCTGTGGTTGGCACTGAGCAGGACGGAATCTGGGGTCCCGCATCCGAGGAAGCTCATGACGCAACTGTTGAGGCGGTTCAGTCCGCAGTAGGATCTGAGGTCGACGGGATCTATGGTCCTGATACGAATACTCGAGTGAACGCCCTGCTCGACAGGGCCGAACAGCCGTAGGAGGCTCAAAATGGCAGCGCCATACTGTACTTTAACGGGAACAATTCCCGGAGGAGAGAATGGTCGGGCTACTGTCCGAATTATTCCTGACGTAAAGGGTGCTACGGCTACCGTTGATGGGGCCTCAGTATCTATGCGCGAGCATGTGGTTCGTACAGACCAGGCTGGCGCTGTCAACATCGAGGTGCTTGCTCCAGGTGCTGGCGTTAGCCCCGCCGGTTCCTGGACGCACACCATCTTCATCGACTCCCCCACGTTTGACATTGTCAAGCACGTGGCTCTTACTCAGGGTGGATCGATCGACATCATGACTGTCGACCCCACATCGGAGATTTCTCCGCTTTCATTTGGGGGAGGTGGCGGCGGAGGAGCTGGGTCTCCTGGCCCGGTCGGACCTCGAGGGCCGGTTGGTCCCCCCGGACCTAAGGGTGATGCTGGTAATCCTGGCCCAAAGGGGGATCCGGGTCTTCGAGGACCCGCCGGTCCTACTGGCCCCCAGGGCCCTCCCGGACCTAAGGGAGATGCTGGAGAACGGGGACCAGAAGGGCCTAGGGGTCTTCAGGGTCCACCCGGACCCGCTGGTGGTGGAGCTGGAGGAACCCCGGTTCCTGGACCAGAAGGTCCTAGGGGCCCCGCTGGTCCTCCCGGGCCAAAGGGCGATAATGGAACCCAGGGCATCCAGGGGCCGCCTGGGCCTAAGGGGGACAATGGACTGCCAGGACCCAAGGGTGAGAATGGAGCAGCTGGTCCCGCTGGACCTCCCGGACCCCAAGGCCCTCCCGGACCTGCAGGAGAGCGTGGTCCCGCTGGTCAGGATGCAGTCACCCCTCAGCTCGACAGGTATCTCACCAAGGACGAGGCAGCCAAGACCTACGGCGAGAAGGCTGATGTCGAAGACGCACTCCGACAGACCAACCCATTCAAGAATGGTGCTCGATACTACTCTCCAGTAACTTACTACTGGCCTGACTACTATCAGGATGGAAAGCCCGGGCAGTTCTCCAAGTGGGCTCAAACTCTGAAGTTTCGGGACAATCTCGGATACGTCATCCTTAACCGTAACAGCGGTGACTGGGAGGCACAGGAGGTCGACTTCCAGAAGCAGGGAGAGCTCGCTCTTGGTGCCGGGGCCAAGAAGGTCCTGTTCTACATCAAGACCCAGTACGGTGCGGCGATCCACCCTGATGATGAGGCGAACCGAGGGATTCCCAACGCCGCCAAGTTCACCAAGGAGTACATCCTTGAGCAGTTGAAGCGAGCCAAGCAGTGGTACGGCGACCTAGTTCAGGGTGTCTTCCTCGATGAGGTGATCAACGGCTGGGACGCTCGTAAGGATCGCATTCCTTGGTACAAGGACCTGATCGACACCATTCGTCGAGAGAATGGCATCGACTTCGTGATCGCCATCAATACCGGATCCAACATCTCACAGGCGGTGTGTGACCTCGACTTTGACGTATGTATGATGTTCGAGGGTACGGCTGCAAAGTTCCTCGAGGAGAATCCAACATCTCCGATTCTGCCCGATCACATGAAGGCCTACCCATCTACTAGATGGTGGGCTGTGGTACACTCAGTCACTTCTGAGAATTACCAGAAGGTATTCGACAAGGCGGACAACCTCGCAATCAGCCACCTATACGTCACCGACGGCTTCCTCGTTGAGGATCCTCAAAATGGTGGTCAGTGGCACCCAGTTGGCAACCCTTATGAGAACCCCCCGGGCGCTGAGATCCGAGAGCTGATCATCCCGTGGCTCAAGGGATACCTGAAGCTAAAGCTGAAGGTCGACAACCTCAAGATTCCGGAGGTCCCGAAGATGATTGTCCTCGGACCTGATGATCCGGTGCCTGCTGGGACTCCGTCCGGGACGGTGATTGTTAGGCGGGCCAAGTAATGGCTAGTGCATTCCCAGTAATTGGATCTTGGTGGGGAGGTAATGGCGCTCGAGTAGGTGATGGCCGACTGATCCGAAAGGGATCCAGCTCCACCCCATTCGAGTCGTCCGCCTATACCGTCGGCGATCGAAAGTGGACTGTTGAGATCACGTACTCAGCGGATCAAGACACTCAGATCGCCATTCGAGCCAACTGGTTCGAGGCGGGAAAGAAGACCACGGGTAAACAGGACTTCATTACTACCTGGAACATCCGAGGCGGTACTAATGCGGCGATCAAGTTCGACTTCGAGCTTCCTGCTAACGCCTATCCACTCTGGACGCCCTCGATTGCCGTCCCTGGTACGGCGACCGATATAACGGTCCATAACTTCAACATCTACGAGACACCAAAACCGGGATTAAAAGTTAATCTTTCTGGTGGACGTGGATCAGAAGCCGAAGGGTTTGGTACTTATTATCTGTTGGGAGATAAGGCCAAAGTCGGGGACCTATTGGTTGTATTTTATGCTTCACAGTATGGAAATACAAAAGCTAGACCGCCTGCCGGTTGGGACTTCAAGTACACCAGCGACGCAGGTGGTAGATCTGGGTATGTCGCTGTAAAACGATGCACCGCGGAGGATCTGGATAAGAATATTAAATTCAACAGTGATTCTCCAACCGAGGCTAGAGAAAATTTTATTCTCTACTCTATCGGAGGCGTATCGAACTACACTATACACCAATGGCAGCCGGGTATTCCGAACTTAAATGCATCTAAGAAGAATCTCGTAGCGGTTCAGTATCACGTATACTCGTCTCTAAAAGAACCAGTATGGTACTCACCTGATGCACAAAATGTCACCACTGGAGGTAAGCGATTAACCAGTGGTTCATGGTCAATGACCATTGGTGCTATATCTACTTCTGTCAAAGAGACTTTCGGAGCAAGGGCTTACGCATGGGTTGAGCTCGAAGAGTCAAACCCGGCTCCACCAGAGATGAAAACGCCAGGCGTTGAGATTGTCGACTCTGGATCATCTAATCTAGTATTTGTATACCGAAACAACGAGTTGGCCCCCGCCACCATGCGAGCCGTACCTCGTGGTTATAGCGATATACATACAATGATGGATACTCGCGGATTTCTCATCGCTCACCGAGGAGGATCCGTTAGCTGGCCCGAGGCCTCTATTCGAGCATACACCAACGCAGTTATGTTTGGAGCAGGTGCGCTTGAGGTCTCATGCCAGAAGACGAAGGACGGAGTGTGGTTCCTGAACCATGACCGAACCCTTCAGCGAGTCGACAAGACGGCTCCGAGTACCCCAGTCACCGAGATGACATGGGCGGAAATCCAGAAGTACACTACCGTCGGCGAACCCTTTGTTACCGTCGAGGAGTACTTTGCCGCCTATGGGTCTAGTCACATCACAGTGCTGGACCCGAAGTACTCGGCAGCTGAGTGGCAGGAACTCAAGAAGTTCTTCCCTTCTGATGCTCATGGTAGAATCATCTGGAAGTTCTCCATTGATGCGGGATGGCTCGCTGGTCAGTGGAAGGCCGATGGCTGGAAGTGCTGGGGATACTCATATCCTGATCAGGTTACAGACGGCCGGATCAACGAGTGGCACAAGCCATGGGACTATGTGGGTATGTCTTGGGAGGCGAGTGACGAAGTCTGGCGACGGACCCTAGCACTCGGCAAGCCCGTATGGGCCCACATCTGCCCTACTCGAGATGCATACGACCAGGGTCTAGCTAAGGGCGCTATCGGATGCATGGTTTCCGGAGTGGCCAACATTTACTCCGAATCTCTAGTCTAGGAGAATCATGATTACGATCGAGAGCCAGGGAGACTGGAAACTCACCAGGAATTGGTTTGACAAGATGACGAAGTTAGACCTGGCTCTGATCATGAATCAGTTCGGCAAGGAGGGGGTTACTGCATTAAAGTCAGCGACCCCCTCCAGGTCGGGCGAGACGGCAGCTAGCTGGAACTACGAAGTCACTAGAACTGGTAACAGCTGGAAGATCACCTGGACAAACTCACACGTAAATAATGGCGTAAACATCGCCGTCATCTTGCAATATGGCCACGGTACCCGCAATGGCGGGTATGTTGTTGGCCGAGACTACATCAACCCCGCTATCAGGCCGGTGTTCGACAAGATTACGAAGAAGGCCTGGAAGGAGGTCACTAAGTAGTGGCAACTATTGACGAGCGGGTAGTCTCGCTCAAGATGAATAACAAGCAGTTCCTTTCTGCCATGAAGGAATCTGCGGCTGGTATGGATAAGCTCAAAGAGTCCCTCAAGATGCAGGGGGCTGCGGATGGGTTGTCTCATATCGGTGAGATCGCCAAGAACACCACACTAGGCGATCTGGCGTCCAAGGCGCTTGAGATCGGCAAGAACATGACCGTCATGCAGGGCCTTGGCATCGCTGCTTTCGGTGGGATTGGTGCTGCTGCGGTTAGTGCCGGTAGTCAGTTCGTTTCTGGGTTCTTCAATACCATTAAAGACGGCTTTAATGAGTATGAACTCAAAATGAGATCAATTCAGACCATTCTGGCGAACACCGCTGAGAAAGGTACTACTCTTACCGAGGTCAAGGCATCTCTTGCCGACCTGAACACCTACGCAGACAAGACGGTCTATAGCTTCAGCGATATGACCAACGCCATCGGTCTGTTCACTGCGGCAGGCGTCGATCTACAGACCTCGGTCTCCTCTATCAAGGGTCTTTCCAACCTTGCCGCCGCGTCTGGTTCTACTGCCCAGCAGGCTTCTACGGCATACACCCAGCTCTCTCAGGCCATCTCGGCTGGTGTGATCCACCTCCAGGACTGGAACTCGGTTGTAAATGCCGGTATGGGTGGTGAAGGATTCAGGAACGCCCTGATCGAGACCGCTCGAGTCATGGGTACCGGAGTCGACGAGGCTATCGCTAAGCAGGGCAGCTTCCGAGAGTCCCTCAAGGAGAACTGGCTTACCGCCCAGGTCATGACCCAGACCTTAACCGCCCTAACGAATGACCTGTCTGAGGCGCAGCTAGTCGAGATGGGCTACTCAGAAGAGCAAGCCCACAAAATGAAGCAGTTCGCCCAGAACGCTTTCGATGCCGCTACCAAGGTTCGGACCTTCAGTCAGCTTATCGACACCACTAAGGAAGCTATTGGTTCCGGATGGGCCGAGACCTTCGAGATTCTATTTGGTGACTTCGAGGAAGCCACTGACCTATTCACATCTATTAGCGACTGGCTTGGTTCACTGATTAAGGATAGCGCTGATGCTCGAAATGGGTTCCTCCAGATGTGGAAGGATCTTGGGGGTCGTTCTGCGCTAGTCCAGGGGCTATCCAATATCTTTCAGGCCATCATCAAGGTTCTTGGGCAGATCGGTACTGCCTTCCGTAGGGTATTCATGAATGCCTCTGCCGAAGGTCTGGTTCGAATCACGAAAGCCTTTGCAGACTTCACTTCAAAGCTTATCATTACGAATAATTTCGCTGATAAGCTGGAATGGACCTTTACTGGACTGTTCTCAGTATTCCATATCTTCGCCACCATCATCGGCGAGGTCGCCCAGGTAATCTTCACGGTTGCCTCACACATCATTAGCGCACTGTTCCCGGCATTCACAGGTATTAACTCTGGTGTCTTCCAAATCACTAAGGTGCTTGGTAAGGCGATCTACTGGTTTGACCAGTGGTTCACGAAGCTAGACCTTGGTGGTAAGCTGCTCAAGCTACTTCTACCACCTATCGACTTGGTCGGTAAGGCTATCAAGTGGCTTGTCGATGGAATCCACAGTTTTATTATCTGGCTTGACTTCGGATCCAAGGCGACCGCGCTTGGTAACAGCCTTAAGGGTCTTGCGTCTAAGTTCGGGCTTATCAAAGACGCACTAAAGAACTCAATAGTTGGTCGAGAATTTACGGCCGCAATGGATTCAATCAAGGGTGGAATTGATACTGCCAAGACTAAGCTCCATGAGTTTGGTCAGAGTGTTGGTGATAAACTCAAGAACAAGCTTCTCTCTGGAAAGTCGGCACTCTCAGACTACTTCAAGGGATTCGACTTCAATGGTATGACCTCGTCCGAGGCAATCATTGCTTCCCTTGGTGCAAAATTTGATGAGCTCGGACAAAAGCTCAAGATTTCCGAGAAAGTTCAGTGGCTGAAGGAAAAGCTAATTGAACTTAAGGATGCGATTGTTGAAGCGTGGAACGCCGTTCAAAATAGCAGTGTTTGGGACCACCTTGGTAAGTCTTTCTCCGATATCGGCGGAAAGATCAAGGAGGTCGCCCTCGCTTTCCAGGAGTGGGTCAACGGTCACTCCGAGGTAAAGGAGAAGGCTAAAGAGGCGGCTAGCGCTGTATCTGGAGTAGGGTCTGCGGCTGCTCAGGCGGCCAAGGAAACCGGCCAGGCCGCCAAGGAGAACTTCCTCAAGAAGTGGTTCGAGGACATCAAGCAGGTCGCTCGAGCTGTCCACCTCCCTGAGTTGTTCGACACGATTAAGCAGAAGTTCCAGGAGTTCAAGGACTTCGTCACCGAGACGTTCGCTCCTAAGGTCAAGGATGCGGTTAAGAACACATTCGGGGCAGTTGGCGAAGCTCTCGGAAACGCAAATGATAACCTCAAGTCTTACGACATGGGGAAGATTCTTGTTGGAGCTATCGGTGGTGGAGTGCTTATTGCTTTCACTCGATGGATCAATTCCTTCAAGAAGAACTTCGATAAGATCGGTGACGTTGCTGATAAGCTTGGCAATGTCTTTGACAAACTCGGAGGAGTCCTTGAGGCATTCGAGCAGAAGGTTAAGGCTAAGGCTCTCCTGACGATCGCTATTGCTTTGGGTGTTCTTGCTGGTGCACTGATCCTGATGTCTCTGGTCCCTGCGCCGAAACTTTTCATCACTCTTGCCGCAATGAAATACTTGTTCAGCCTGATTGAAGATATGATGCAGACGCTGACCAAGCTGATCGCCTTCAAGAAGAGCACCCTTCTCATTGTGACAATGCTTATTGCTCTTGGTGCCGCTATGATTCTCATGGCTACCGCCGTTCGAATCCTATCAGGGATGGACGTAAAGGGAGCGGTAGTGGGCATGGTTGCTATGAAGTTCTTGCTTGAGCTATTAAGCCAGTTCCTCATTAAGACCACCCATCTAAAGGGCGTGGAGCGAGGAGCTAGTATTCTCCTGGCCCTTTCTGTAGCTTGCGTTATCCTAGCCGGGGCAATATATATGCTTGGGTCCATGGATACAGGTAAGGCTATTCAGGGAGTAATCGCTCTGGACTTCTTGGTCGCGACCCTTGCCGGGTTCATGACTACTGTCAGTAAGAACCCGTACATGGGCAAGGGTGCTCTGGTGCTCCTGTCTCTAGCCGTATCCTGTAACATCCTAGTATCTGCTATCTGGATGCTTGGAACTATGGATACGGGTAAACTCATTCAAGGCGTACTTGCTCTCGGTGTGATGATTGCAGCACTATCTGCTGCTCTGGTCATTGCTGGTAGGTCAAACGCTCGAGGTGCCGCATCCATGCTAGCCATGGCCGTTGCGGTTACCACACTAGTAGGCGCGGTATACGTGCTTGGCAGTATGGATGTAGCCACGCTAGCCAAGGGACTAATCAGCCTGGCCATTGGTCTAGGAATTCTTGCTGCGGGTATGGCTGCCGCCAGCGCATTCAAGAATGGGGCGGTTGCTCTTGGTATTGCTTCCGTAACGTTTGTTGCACTAGCAGGCGCTCTCAAGCAGCTGTCGACGATCTCCTGGGGAGAGCTGGCTATTGGCCTTGTGGCGTTGGCCGGTGGATTTGCGATCCTGCTTATTGCCTCGGCAGTTGCTCAGACTGTTGCAGTTGGACTAGTGCTGTTGACGGCCGCCCTTCTGGCTATTGGTTTGGCGCTTCTACCGATCTCGATTGGTATGGCAGCATTCGCTGCTGTTCTGGGTATCTGTGCTACAACCGGTGCCGCAGCATTCCTGGTTCTGACCGAGGGCCTTAAGCAGCTGGGGGCTATCCTTCCTCAGCTGGCGATCGATCTAGCAAACGCCATCGCTAACTTCATCATCACTCTAGGAGCCAAGGCCCCGGAGCTTGCTGTGGCTATGGGGCAGCTTATTGGGGCACTTATCTATGCGATCAATGTGAACATTCCTGGCGTAGTTGCAGCGTTGTTTATCCTGATTCAGGCACTGCTCACTGAGCTTTCGAACCATGCCTACGAGTTCGGAGCTAAGGGTGCTGAGATTCTGGCGAACTTCCTGAATGGTATTGCCGATAACATCGGCAAGGTGATTGATGCTGCTACAAACGTCATCATCAACTTCCTTGATGGAATTGCTAGAAATGGTCCGAAGATTATTGATAAGGGTCTATGGACTGTCCTCCAGCTCCTGCGAGGGGTCCGAGATGCGATTACCAAGTACTCGGCTCAGTTCCGTCAGGTCGGTCTCGAGATCGGTTGGGCCATCATCGATGGTGTGACTGGTGGTCTTGCAGGTAAGGCTTGGAAGATCGGTTCTCAGCTGGTTCAGGGTGCCAAGAATGGTATCTCGAAGCTGAAGAACGCGCTCGGCATCCACTCACCTTCTCGAGTTATGAAGGAGATCGGTGGATACATGGGCGAGGGTCTTGCTATCGGTATCCGTGACGAGCATCAGAACATCGCTGAGGCCAGTACTGGTCTCGGTAAGGCCGCCTACAATGCCTTGGACAAAGCCCTTGATGGAGTCAACGACCTCATCGAGGAAGACCCGTCCTTCCAGCCTGAGATCAAGCCCATCCTCGATCTTGAAGAGCTTAAGAAGCAGGCTGGAGGTATCGGAGGACTTATTCCCGCCGTCGGAGTCACCGCGAGTATTGCTAACAGCGCTCGTCCTCCCGCTCCGATCGCAGTTGACACTTCTGACACGAAGAGTCAAAATGGTGTTACAAACATCACGTTCAACCAGACCAACAACTCGCCAGAGGCGCTGGATGCGGCTACTATCTACCGCAATACCAACACTCAGCTGGCAATGGCAAAGGACAAGTTGACACTATGATCTCAGAGATCTCGTCCACGACTAAGTCGGGGGAACGACTTACTATCGACATCCGTGACCCCTACACGTCGGGGATCGCGATCAAGGAGATTACTGGTCTGGGACCCGTCAAGGCTGATCTCAGCATGGATCGATACGCCTTGATCGATGGCGCCTTCCTCAAGGGGGTCAGGGTTGGTACACGCAATGTTGTGCTGACTCTGATCCCCTGGGGGGAGGACATCCAGCAGCTCCGGAGGAAGCTCTACAAGTACTTCGGAGTATCAGAGACCATCTCCCTCGAGGTGATCACCGACTGGGTCAGCGCCAAGTCTGACTTTATCGTGGAATCTGTTGAGCCGAACATCTTCGCTGAGCGACAGGAAGTTCAGGTGTCCTTGATCGGGCTGGATCCGTATTGGAAGGCCTCTTCTTCTCAGATCCAGAAGGTCGTTGGCTTCAACGACACCGTTCCACAATTCGAGTTCCCGTTCTTCTCCGAGGGCAACCACAAGCTTATCTTCGGCGACATGACTAACTCCACGGGTAAGGACATCCGATACCACGGAGATGCCCCCGCGGGCGTTACCATAACATTTACCTTCTTCGGAACTGTTGGGAACCTTATTATCTCAAACACCACCTTCGACGAGACCATGTCTATCTCGAGGGCTGGTCAGTTCTACGCTGGCGAGAAACTTGTGGTAGATACCCGTCCGGGGAAGAAGTCAATCGTCCATCACGCAGGAGGTAGGTCTTCGTTTATCACAGGTGTTCTGGCTCCGGGGAGCGAATGGATTAAGATGCACCCCGGTATCAATACCCTATCCCTTCAATATTCTGGGGGTAGCGAGGACCTCGGTGTCTCTATCGAGTACGAAAGCCTTTATCGAGGAATCTGATGCACTTATTCTATACGAAAAAAGATAACTTCGACGATAAGCGCGAGATTCCAAGTACGTTCATCTCACTGAACTGGACTGAGCGCGCTTACGAGTATGGGCAGTTCGAGCTTCAGGTATATTCTACCTCCTCGTACCCTGAGTACGGACTTGGTAACTTCCTCACGAGGGATGATACAGAGTACGTCATGGTCATCGAGACTGTAGACATCAAACAGATTGATAACCGGGTATACCTCCACAAGTATACTGGACGATCTCTCGAGAGCTTGTATGAGTGGCGTGTTCAGCTTCACCGTAGCTGGGTCATTCCTGATGCTCAGGGTAGATTCGATGCCCAGGGTTTCGCTGAGAGAATCGCACACCGTCACTTCGGCGACAATGCTGAGCCTAATCGCAAGCTTCCGAACTTCCACTTCCATCGGAATGATCAGGTCACTCAGCTGGCTTATGTCAACGACACTGGTAACAAGCTCCAGGACGGAAAGTGGATCATCTACGATCGCAATCCTGCGGTAGAGATGTTCAGGAACGTAATCTCGGCCTGTAAGCCAAACGGATACTCGATGTTCTATCGAGTTAAGCTTGAGAAGGGTGGGTATCACACCTACCTCAAGGCCCCTCACCTCATCGAGACGATCACCCTGTCAGAGGCAAATGACAACTTCAGCGACTTCGAGTCTGTCCAGAGTATCGTCGACGTGAAGAGCACGATCTACGAGATCTGGGACAGCGGCGACGTGGACTTGCAGTGGGTGGCCGATGGATCGACCCACACTCGAGAGCACACCATTCGATCCGAGAACCCGGTCGACCGACGTGAGGTCTTGTGGGATAATACTCAGGTCCACAAGCCTTATAAGGTGGAGGATTGGAACAAACTGACTGAGCTTCAGAAGCAGCATATTCGATCTCTGAGCGAGATTTGGTATCCCTTCTGGGTTCTGGATGCTATGTTCCCCAAGTACTCACCGGTTGAGATGGTCTCGGGTAAGATCGACAGCTTCTCGAACGTCCAATTCCGAACCGGGTTCGATGTCGGGGATATTTTCTACTATGTCCCAACCGGGCGTAACTCAAGACCTATTGAGGCACAGCTTACTGAGATGACAGAGTCTTGGTCTGCCGACGGTTTCTCTCAGGTCCCTACCATCTCCATGACCTCTCGAGGCAAGTGGAATGGTGACAGCTTCCGTATTGACTTCGCTCGTAAGGGTCCGGGCGAGATTATCGAGCCTCGAGAAAGGGGTTAACATATGCCCATTAATAGTGGCTTCTACAACTCGGTGAATGGTGACCGGGTATACGACGCAGACCAGTTCGGATCTCTGTTTGACGGGATCATCTCTGATGGAGTGTTCCCGAATGTAGGGGACAAGTTCTTTGTTCGCCCTGTTGCGAATACCATGAACATCTTTGTCGGATCCGGAAAGGCTTGGCTGAACCGTCGCTGGGTCGAGAACACCGGTGACGAGACGCTTGCTGTCCAAGCAGCGAACGCTACTCTGGACCGTATTGACTCGGTTGTTCTGTCTGTCGATATTTCCAAGGCAGTTCGAGGCGCCAAGCTCGAGATTATCAAGGGTACTGCCTCGGCTACTCCGAACCCCCCGCTCATCCCGAGCGACGGGGAGAAGAAATACATGATCCTTGCGAATATTCGAGTCGTGAAGAACGCCCGAGCTATCGGTGCGGAGTCTATCACGAACTTTGTGGGATCCAGCCTTACGCCGTATGTGGGTGGACCGGTCAACACGATCAACCTCGACTCTCTCCAGGCCAAGCTCCAGGGTGAGTTCAACAACTGGTTCCAGACCGTTAGAGACGCCCTGCAGAACGCTGGTGGGAACACCTCGACAGATGTGGCCAACCTCAAGGCTAGCGATAACTCTCAGAATACCAAGATCTCTCAGCTCGAGAACCGGGCCGGACAGATCGAGTCCAGTGTCACTAATGTTTCGACCAAGCTGGATACGTCGTCGACGTTCTACAACATGGTCAACATTAGCCACTTCGGTATGCACAACTCCGTGTACCGAGGTGCGTCTCTCGGGACGAGTGTCTCACAGTACATGGCGAGTATTCGTAATGGTACGTTCAGTGGCATGTACCTCGGTGACTACTGGACCTACGCTGGTGTCAACTGGCGTATTGCCGCGTTCAACTACTTCTACGGTGTCGGTGGTACGCCTATCCAGCAGCACCACGTGGTAGTTGTCCCCGACAAGGCGCTATATAGTGCCCCACTTAATGATACCAACCCATTCACGGGCTCTTATCTGGATCACACGATCAATAAGTCTGGGCTTGCTCAGGCTGAGCGAATGGCCCGGTCTGTATTCGGAGACAACCTCATGAAGGGCTGGACTCGAGTCTCTCAGGGTATCCGCACTGAAGGAACGGTTATCTCGTACACCTGGTACAGCTCATACGCCATGCTCCTTGACGAGACCATGGTGTTCGGTCGTCGACTGATGGGTGCCGGTCCTGAGGGCAACGCTCTCAACCTTGGTCAGCTCTCGGCGTTCGAGAAGAATCACACCATGATCTTCCCGGGTTATGAGTACTGGCTCCGTGATCGTTCCCACCAGAGTACCGCTGTATATCTCAAGGCCAACGGTGAGGTCTCAACCGCCCCTATTAATTATGGATTCGGTATTCGTCCGTATTTCTTGATCGGTTAAAATGACGCACTTCGGTTTCAGTCCATTCTTGGATCTCACTGTCGCCGTATTCCTAGGTATATTCAGCTCAACTGGGTTCTGGGCATACCTTCAGAAGCGGCGAGAGAAGAGTTCAGCAAACACCCGTCTGCTCCTGGGGATGGCACACGACCGTATCGTCTATGTCGGAAAGACCTATATCCACCGAGGGTTCCTCACCCTTGACGAGTACGAGGACTTCATGAAGTACCTCGTTGATCCCTACTTGGAATTCGGTGGTAACGGTCTTGCCGAGAGAATTGTCGACGAAGTTAAACGGCTCCCCGTGGTCCCTACCCCAAGACCTCCCGCTAGGAGGAAGAAAGAAAATGGCTAAGCATCTCAAGCAAGGAGAATCGATGCACAACAAGACGTATGACATCCTGAAGTGGGTTGCGCTGGTTTGCCTTCCCGCTACCAGTGCTCTCTACGTCACCCTCGCCGCGCTCTGGCACCTCCCGGCCCCGACCGAGGTTGCTGGTACTATCGCGGCTGTCGACACCTTCCTGGGTGTGCTTCTCGGTGTGAGCTCCAACAAGTACCAGGGTACTCAGCCATCAGGCGCCCTTCACGTGTCCGAGGACCAGGGAATCCACGCCACTTTCGACCAGGGCGTCGCTGAGATGCTCCGTAACGGGAAGGTGACGCTGGACGTCAAGCAGGTCTAAGCGAGAAAAACCTGCTCTATATTGAAGACCCTAGAAAGGAGCCACACCCATGAAGAACCCTGACCCCATTCAGCAGACAATTGAAGCTGCTCTGAAGGAGGCCGAGCTTCACGATCCATCTAGTGAGGACTACACCACAATTGCTCGCAATGTCGAGACTCTTGCAAAAGCCAAAGCCCTTGGCGAGAGCAAGAAGCTCAGCAAAGACGCAATTCTCGGTGCAGCTACCTCGCTGGCCGGTATCGTAGCCGTCCTCCAGTACGAGCGACTTGCAGTCGTCAGCTCGAAGGCGTTTGGTTTGATCATGAAGGTTAAACCCTTCTGAGATTCGTCAGGCCCCCTGTGCTATACGCATGGGGGGCTTGACTTATCTTTTTTTTTCGCGTAGAAAACGGGCTCTATATTGAAACCCGTCATAGAAAGGACACTCTCATGAACCTCTCTCCCGCCGCTGCACAGGCCGCCCTCGACTACGCCGAGGAGCTTGCTGCTACTGGACTGAGCTCTGAGCAGTACGACCACTACTACCTCTGACACAGTTCTAGATCCCGCCATGGGATCTAGGCTTATCTTTTTTTTTGCCTATGCACACCAGTCACAAGAGTCGCAGAAATAACACACCGTATATTGAAGACCCTTAGAAAGGAACCACAATGACCACCCTCCTCGCTCTTGTCATCGCCCCCTTCGTCGTCATCGGCCTCGTGCTGATCGCCGCCGAGCTGGTTGGCAAGAAGAAGACCTGGAACTTCTGATCCTACCACCTTCCAGCCAAAGATCCCGCCATGGGATCTAGGCTTATCTTTTTTTTTCGCAATATAAACTTGCTCTATATTGAAGATCCTACGAAAGGAAAGACTATGCTCTACATCGCCCTCTGCCTCGTCACCATCCTCAGCATCTTCTTCGCTGTTGCTCACGAAGAGCAGAAGTACGCCACCTATAATCTTAAGGCTCGCGTATGGAAGCTCGAGAACGAGAACGCGAAGTTGCGCGCTGAGCTGATGACCGATGAGGAATGGGATTCGATGGTTGATCAGGCTCTTGCCAATCTCCGTTGATCCAAGTTTATACCCCTACATGGGGTATAGGCTTTCCGCGAGAAAAACCATGCCTTATATGAGACCCCTCTATTTGAAAGGAAACCCTCATGACTGAGACCACCGACACCACCGTTGAGACCAACGAGAAGATTGTCGAGTTCAAGTTCAACAAGGACGCTATCCTGCCCGCTATCAAGCGCAACTCCAAGAAGTTGATTGCTGGCGCCGCTGTACTCACAGCTGGTGCTGCTCTCACCCTCATGGCGTTCCGCTCGGTTCCGGACACGGACGAGCCCGAAGAGCTTGAGCACGATGACCTCGATGAGATCGACGAGATCGAAGCCTCTGAAGAGACCGACTGAGACCTCATCCTATATCCCGACTTGGGATATAGGCTTTTCTAAGGAGTACATATGGAATTTGGACAATGGCTTAGTATATACAGCATGCTCTTCCTAATCTGGTTGGAGCTTCGCGAGATCAGAAAGAAGATGAAATGAAATACCTAATCCAATTCGGAATGTTTATTTTCCTTCTCGCGCTTATGTATCTCATCTGGGATAAGTACCCTGCACCCTTGTCTGAGAAGATTTTCTTCGAGGCGGCGATTGGTCTCGTCGGACTTGGAGGGATTATACTTCTATCTCTAGAGTTGGACGACTACTAACCCGCGAGAAAAACCGGTCCTATATTGAAACCCCTCTGTTTGAAAGGACCACATCATGACCCGCATTCTCGTTTCTGTCATCAAGAGCGCTGTTTTCATCCTCGGAATTGTTCTCGCCTCCTGCTTTATTGGACGCGGGGCCAACTCCCGGATGAAGCACGTTGTTGGTGTTCAGCAGCGCTTCATCGCGCGCCGTGATCGTAAGATCAACCGCTGGTAATTCAGCACTATACCCCGACTTGGGGTATAGGCTTTCCTCGAGAAAGGAGCACACATGTTCGAGGAACCACCGATCTACTACATCCTGATCAGTCTCATCTTCCTGATCGTCTTCGGAGCAATCAGCTTCGCAACCTGGCTTGTGTGGCTCACAGCCGTGTCATTCTTCGTCAAGCTGGTTATCACCGCAATCGGGTTCCTGTTTTGCGCCATGACAGTCATCCTTTACACGATCTCGGCGGAGTGATATGCTAGTCGTACTTCTCGGTCCAAGTTGTTCAGGCAAGTCTACATTCCAGAAGGAGCTGGTTGAGAATGAGGGGTACCATGCAGTCCGCACTGCAACGACCCGACCTAAGCGTGTGGGAGAGGACTCTTCTTCCTACTACTTCCTCAAAGATGGTGCCTTTGCAGAGTGGGAACAGCGAGGAGATCTTATCTGTAGTGAGGTCTTCCGAGGCTGGCGATACGGAGTTCCGCGTGACGAGATTACCCGACGGAACGACCGGCCTAATCGAGTTGTCATCCTCACGCCCGGAGGTGTCATGGAACTCCTATCACGACATGCGGAAGTCATCACCGCCGATGCGCTGTCCATCCTATACCTTGGGGTGGATGGGGCTACGGGGGAGTCTCGCGCTTGCAAACGAGGAGATTCTAGACGAGAGTACCTCCGACGAATGGCCGCAGATTCCATCGATTTCCGACACTACCCTAAAGAGACTGGCGTTTGGGAGTTCACCCCAGACTACATCCTGGATTGCATCAACAATCCGCAGAATTGCAAACTCGATCCTCGACTCAGGAAAGTAGAAAGGAAGCACAGGTGAGCATCATCTGGTACACACTTTATATTCTCGGAGCTATTTCGATCGTCCTACTCTGGGTCCAGCTTATGGCCTTGATCGGAACTGCATGTAAGGTTATCCGAGACAAGGAGTGGGCTCAGGTCAAGGTCATCGAGGGACCGCCCGGGCCTAAGGGGGATCGAGGAGAGCGCGGTCCTGAAGGTCCCATGGGGATGCCTGGATCCACGGGTAGCTTCGTGTTCAATGACCACGCTAAGGCAACAGTCAAGGCAGTAATGCGGGAGCAGGGTATTCTCTCTCGTAAGGACATCGAGGCCCTTATTCGTATGGAGGTGGCCGCACACCTCACCAAGTTCAGCGAGACCGCTAAGAAGGAGGACAAGTGATCAATGCGAACGGTTGTACGCAATTTATCAAGGCAAACGCGCCAGCGATTCTCACAGCTTCCGCGTGCATTGGGACCGTCGCTACGGCCATCCTCACGGCGAAGTCTACGACGCTCGCGATTGAACGGATCGCCGATTATTGTGAGGATAACCTCCGGTCGCCGGAGGACCTCACCTGGCGGGAGAAGTTCGCAATATCTTATCGGGTGTACATTCCCCCGGCCATCACAGGGGTTGCAACTCTGGTATCGATTGTCGCGGCAAACCGTATCCAGTATGCTCGTGGAGCGGCGTTTGCGTTGGCCTACTCGGGTTCAGAAGCGGCGTTTAGACGATATCGAGACGCGGTGGCGGACGTGGTTAAGCCGAAGGACGTGGATAAGATTAAGGCCCGCGTTGCAGAGAAATCGGTTCAAGATGCTGGCAAACCTGTGTCCGGATCCGTTCTGGTGGCCTCCTCGGGAGAGGTACTGTGCTACGATATTTTCTCAGGTCGATATTTCAAGTCCGACATTGAAACAATTCGTCGAGTCGAGAACAACATCAATGGGCAGCTCAATCTCGAGTGTTATGCCTCGCTCAATGAGTTCTACAATGGCCTCGGGATTCCTCCCATCGCGGCTGGAGAGCTTGTAGGCTGGTCCGAGCCGAATTCCCTGTCTGTGGAGTTCGGTTCACAACTGACGGAGAAGGGCGAGCCTGTCCTGACTGTCGACTTCCTTGTATCCCCCAAGGAAAACTACTTCAAGATCAACTGAAAGGAAACCATCAATATGTTCTCTCACATCGTTCGCGTTAAGGGCTTCTTCGACGACGAGCCCAAGGCCAAGAAGCTCTATTTCCACCTGTCTCGCCGTGAGATGTTTGACTTCATCAAGCGGTATGACAACGTCACCAACTTCCAGGAGTGGATGCAGTCGGCTATCGACGCCGAGGACCTGTACACCCTCATGGAGTTCTTCGACGACCTGATCGGTACCTCGTATGGTGAGCGTCAGGGCGAGCACTTCGTCAAGACTCCTCAGATCAAGGAGTCCTTCCTCAACTCCCCCGAGTACGAGAAGCTCTTCGACCTCTTCATGGAGAACCCCGGTCTCGTGAAGCAGTTCTACGAGGGAATCCTTCCTGAGAAGCTCCTCAAGCAGGTCAAGGAGGACGGTAAGTTCGCCGAGGTCGAGGAGAAGATCAAGGAGGCCGAGCTCAACAGCCTCTGATTCATATTTTGGGGGCCCTGGAGAAATCTGGGGCCCCCATTCCCTTTGGAAAGGAGCCACCTTGGCTAACGCACCGATTCGTCCGAACCTACCCTCGAACAGTAAGCTCCCTGAGCGCAAGAAGGTTGAGCAGGTAACCACTGCCACCGTCACCAAGAAGAAGTCTAGCTTCGGGACGAAGGCTATCTCGGCTTTCGTTGGAGAGGATATCCACAATGTCGGCGAGTATCTACTCTATGATGTTACTATCCCTGCTATCAAGAACACACTCTCGGATCTGGTCAGCCAGGGCATCGAACGTCTCCTCTTCGGAGAGTCTTCTCCTCGAGCTCGTAGCTCGTCCGGAGGGTCCCGTGTCTCGTACGGATCATATTCTCGACCAGGCTCAGCACCAGGCAATCGCCGAGACGCTTCTCCTCGTACACGTCGATACCATGATTTCTCAGAGATCGAGCTCGAGTCCCGAGATGAAGCTTATCTCGTTATCGACCGACTCGGAGACCTCATCGAGGAGTACGGTCTTGCCACCGTCGCCGACCTCTACGATCTCTGCGGTATCACTACCGAATACACTGACGAGAACTGGGGCTGGACTTCGGCCAGGTACATGTCGGTGATCCGTAGCCGTCGTGGCTACATGCTTCAACTCCCGAAACCCGACCACATCAATGCACGATGAATCCTCAGAAAGTGCGGCTTGAGCTTATCGCCGCCTACCCATTCTCAGACAAGTGGCGTCGCCGTGTTGAACGCATGGAAGACGACCAGGCAATCGCTATCTATCTTCGACTCAAGAAAGCAGGACGTATCAAATGAATCTCGGAATTGTTACCCGTCTCGCCGGACGCGCTGGACTGGTTCTCAGCAAGCACGCCCCCACCATTCTGACCGCCGCTGGTACCGTTGGCTTTATCGGCACCACGGTTCTCGCCTCTAAGGCAACCCTCAAGGTTGAGGAGACTCTGGCTGAGGAGACCGCTCTTCTCGTCAAGGTCCACGAGGCCCACGAGGACGGCAAGCTCACCGACAAGGATGCCACTCGGGACAAGGTCATTCTCTACACCCGAATGACCACCAAGCTGGCGAAGCTTTATGCCCCCGCCCTGATTCTTGGGGCGGCCTCTATCGCCTCGCTGATCACCGGTCACGGTATCATGCTGAAGCGCAATGCCTCTCTCGCTGCAGCGTACGCCGCGGTCGACCAGGCCTTCAAGACCTACAAGAAGAAGGTCGAGTCCAAGTTCGGTAAGGATGCGGTGCTCGATGCTATCGTGTCTGTTGCTGATGAGGACCTCACCAAGGACGATATGACTCTCGAGGCGATCTCCGCTGTCGACAGTGTCTCGCCTTATGGCGTTATCTTCGATGACGAGAACATCAACTGGTCTGCAGACGAGGACCTGTCTATGCTGCACCTCAAGTGCCAGCAGCAGTACGCGAATGATATTCTCCAGACTCGTGGGCACATCTTCCTCAACGAGGTCTACAAGATGCTCGGGTTCCCTCACACTCCCGCTGGTGCTGTGACTGGTTGGGTTAAGGGTAACGGCGACGACTTCGTCGATTTCAACATTTTCGAGGGCACCTTCGAGGGTGAGGACAAGAACGGCCGCACCGTTACCAAGTGGGCGCTGGACTTCAACGTCGACGGCGTGATGTACGACAAGATCTGAGGTGACCATGCTTGAGAAGATCGCATATTTCGCAGCCGGAGCTGTCACAGGCGGCCTTGGCGTATATTTCGTTCTTGCTCGCAAGTTCGAGCAGGACTTCCAGGAAGCCACAATCGAGATCAACAAGGAGCTTGCAGAAATTGCTGAAGCGAAGCACAAAGAGCGAGTGGGAGATGGCCCTGATCCAGAGAATCGCGAACCCGATCCTGAGCCGGTGGTACCGAGCGCTGTTGTGGACTACTCTCCGACTCCTGTGGAAGATCCCGACCAGGAGGAAGTAACCAAGCGTACGATGGATCGACAGCACTTCGAGGCCTACCAGATCACCGAAGAGGAGTATCGGGCTAAGGGTCATCAGGAGCATGTCGAGCTCACGTACTACATGGAGGACGATGTCTTCGCTGATAACCGGGGCGTTCCTATGCAGGACACATCCTGGTTTGACAATATCATCAGCGGAGTGTCTGCCTCTGACAGTATTATCTACGTCCGAAGCATGAGCCGCCACGCGGACTTCGAGATCACCCTTCTCGACGATTCCTACGAGCACTCAGTTCTCGGGGTTGAGTATTACGAGGACTAACAGTGATCGAGGCAGCACCGGATAACTCATATTTCGAGTGGCTTGTTGATCGAACCGGGGATACTCGCAAGGCTGAGTGTCCCGAGGAGTCCTTCATGAGCCTGCTCGAGATCATGCACCAGACGCCGTTCCGGGTGACGATCCAGAACGACATCAACCGTGCACAGGATGGTATTGACCTACGTAGGGCGTTCGTTCGAGAGAACAACGATGTGTCCTACGTCTGGCTTAACGAGCAGTCTTGCTCCATGCTCGAGATGTTCATCGCTTTGGCCGAGCGTATGGACATGATGCTCGAGGATGACGATACACCATATTCCCTGGAATGGTACTTCTGGGAGATGGTGAAGAACTGTGGCCTCTACGACTACACGGATGAGGCCCTGTTCAACCCCCGCCACGAGGAGGAAGTCGACTCCATCCTTGAGCGGATCAACTCGCGGGATTACACCAAGATGGGACACGGATCCATGTTTCCTCTTCGTGCGATCCCGCTTCATGGCGCACGTGATATGCGGAAGGCTGAGCTCTGGGCCCAGATGAACGCCTACGCAAACGAGAACTATATGTAAGGAGCCTCATGGATTTCTACCGAATCTGCGAGCGTACCACAAAGAGTGGAAAGGTGGAAATCTACCCTGAGTTCCTCGTCGGTAGGTCGAGGGATATTCTCATTCAGGGACGAGACTTCCAGGCCATCTGGGATGAGGAGAAGGGGCTCTGGTCTATAGACGAGTTTGACGTCGCTACGTTTATAGACCGGTCCCTCTTCGAGCACCAGAAGAACCACAAGGGTCAGATCGAGACCGTTGTGAAAACTATGTCCAACTACAACACTGGACTATGGACCAGCTTCCAGACTTGGAAGTCCAGGCTACCTGACAACGGGCAGGAGCTTAACAGCAAGCTTATATTTGCGGACAGTACTCCTAGAAAGGAAGACTATGCCACTGCAAGGCTGCCATACTCTCTCGAGGAGGGCGAGCCGGTCGCTTGGGGATCTCTCGTTGGAACTCTATATGATGAGGATGCTCGACGAAAGCTTGAGTGGCTCATCGGCTCCGTCGTGGCTGGCGACTCTAAGAGGATTCAGAAGTTTGCCGTCCTATATGGTCCCCCGGGTTCCGGAAAGTCAACGGTCCTCAATATTCTGGAACTTCTATTCCAAGGCTATACAACTACATTCGATGCAGGAGCTCTTGGATCCAAGTCAGATCAGTTTGCGACCAGTACTCTCGGCAAGAGCTCGCTCGTGGCCATTGATCAGGATGGAGACCTCTCTCGGATCGAAACTAATGGCCTTCTTAACAGCGTGGTGGCCCACGAAACGATCCTGATCAACGAGAAGGGTGTGAAGCGCTACCCCAAGCGAATCAACGCTCTCCTCTTCATCGGTACCAACAAGCCCGTCAAGATCACAGACTCGAAGTCTGGTATTATCCGTCGACTTATTGATATCTCCCCCACCGGACAAACAGTGGGGGCTGACGAGTACCAGACCTTGATGACGCAGATCCGAGATGAGCTTGGGAAGATTGCAAATCACTGTCTTGGGGTTTATAGGAGTCTTGGTAAGCACTACTACGATGCTTATAAGCCCCAGGACATGATGATGAAGACCAATGTGCTCTACAACTTTGTTGAGGAGAATTATCTTCTCTTTAAGGAAGAGAAGTATGTTAGTCTCACTATGGCATATAAGTTGTATAAGGAGTACTGCAGTGAGAGTAATATCCCGTACCCGAAGAGCCGATACATCTTCCGTGAAGAACTCAAAGATTACTTTGACGAGTTTCATTCACGTGTACAGCATGACGGCAATAGACTACGCAGCGTATATTCCGGCTTCCGGGATTACCTACTGGATCCTGCCGAACTCGAGGCTTCTCCAGAGGAGCCATATTCACTGGCCCTCGACTACTCCGAGTCCATTCTCGACGACGTTCTGGCGGACTGTCCAGCCCAAAGAGCCGGAGACCATGGTACTCCGCAGTTCCGATGGGCAAACGTTCGAACCACTCTTCGTGAGATAGATACCCATGAGGTCCACTATGTCAAAGTCCCCGAGAACCACATCGTCATCGACTTTGATATCAAGGAGGACGGTCGGAAGGACCTTAATCGAAACCTTCAGGCTGCCTCAGAATGGCCCCCTACCTACGCCGAGACCAGTCAAGGTGGAAATGGAGTTCACCTCCACTACATCTACGACGGAGATCCTTCCGAACTGGCGAGGCTCTACGACGAAGACATTGAGATCAAGGTCTTCACAGGTGATTCCTCTCTGAGGAGAAAGGTCACCCACTGCAACAACATCCCGGTGGCCCATATTTCGGAGGGGCTGCCGTTTAAGGAGAAGAAAGTGATCAACAAGACCACCATGGCCAACGAGAAGAAGGTCAGGGAGCTTATTGAGCGCAACCTTCGGAAGGAGATCCATCCCTCGACCAAGCCCTCGGTCGACTTCATCGCCAAGATCCTCCGTGACGCCAAGGAACAGGGGATGGTGTATGATGTCAAGGACCTGAAGCCTCGGGTGCTGGCATTCGCCATGAACTCGACGCATCAGTCCGAGGCGGCAATCAAGACCGTGATGGAGATGCCGTTCACCAACGAGGACCCTGAGGAGAAGTCAGTAGGATTCCCGACTGGCGAGCTGGTGTTCTTCGACTGTGAGGTATTTCCGAACCTGTTCCTCGTGAACTGGAAGGTAAAGGGTAATCCGACGGTGCATCGGATGATTAACCCCACCCCCGAGGAGATCGAGGCCCTCTGTGAGATGCGGCTTATTGGCTTCAACTGCCGGAAGTATGACAACCATATTCTCTATGCTCGTACGCTGGGATTCAACAACGCCAAGCTGTATGACTTGAGCAAGCGCATCATCGAGAACAGCGTCACTGCTGGTTTCGTCGAGGCGTACAACCTGTCCTACACGGATGTGTACGACTTCGCAGCAACCAAGATGTCTCTCAAGAAGTGGGAGATCGAACTCGGGTTGCATCACCAGGAGCTTGGTATTCCTTGGGACGAGAACGTTCCTGAGGATCGTTGGGAGGAAGTTGCAGCCTACTGTGACAATGACGTTATCGCCACCGAGGCGGTATTCGATCACCTCCATGCGGACTGGCAGGCCCGCCTTATGCTTGCCGAACTGTCTGGCTTGACTCCAAACGATACGACCAACAAGCACAGTCAGTTCATCATCTTCGGGAAGAATAGGAACCCCCAGAGTGAATTCGTTTACACCGATCTCAGTGAGCAATTCCCTGGCTATCAGTACGCTTTCGGCAAGTCTACCTATCGTGGGGAGGAGGTCGGTGAGGGCGGATACGTCCACGCCGAGCCAGGAATCTACGTCGACGTCGCCCTTCTCGACGTTGCGAGCATGCATCCCACTTCAATCGAGTGTCTCAACCTCTTCGGAGACCGATACACTCAGCGTTTCAGCGAGATCAAGCAAGCCCGAGTCGCAATCAAGCACCACGACGACAAGCTAGCTGGGTCTCTTCTGGACGGAGCCCTTAAGCCGTTCCTCGAGGAGGGAGTCGACTATGAGGCACTGGCCTTCGCTCTCAAGATCGTCATCAACTCGGTGTACGGCCTCACTGCGGCAAAGTTCCCCAACGCCTTCAAGGACCCCCGCAACGTGGACAACATTGTCGCCAAGCGTGGCGCTCTGTTTATGGTGGATCTGAAGCACTTCGTCCAGGAACAGGGATTCGATGTTGCGCACATCAAGACCGACTCGATCAAGATCCCTCGGGCCACTCCCGAGATCATCGAGAAGGTCATGGAGTTCGGCAAGAAGTATGGCTATACCTTCGAACACGAGGCTACTTACGATCGTATGTGTCTCGTGAACAAGGCCGTATATGTCGACTACGAGGATGGACACTGGAGTGCTACCGGCGCCCAGTTCCAGCACCCCTACGTCTTCAAGGAGCTCTTCTCGAAGGAGGAGCTGGATATTCGAGACGTGGCGGAGACCAAGAGCGTTACTACCGCTCTGTATCTCAACAATGGCACTGAAGAGAAGCCAGAGATGGAGTTCGTCGGTAAGACCGGCGCCTTCGTCCCCGTGAACCGTGGAGGCGGGATCCTTCTCCGCGAGAAAGATGGTAACTACCATGCCGCATCAGGCAGTACCGGTCACAGGTGGGTACAGTTCGAGTCCTTCAAGGAAGCCCACGCCGACGACTGGAAGGAGTGGGTCGACTGGAGTTACTTCGAGGGTCTTGCTGACGATGCAAAGGCTGCGATCGGAGACTTCGGCGACTTCGAGGCCTTCACCCTTGGAGCTTGAGCCGTATATTTGGAACGGGGATAACGATGGCTGAGTACGAGAACCAGTGGGGTCCGTACAAAGAGCACTCGATCGAGAAGGATCGAGACCCGGTTCTTGACGATCCGATCATCTATGGGGTCAACGTCAAGCACTTCACGGTGACTGTATATTCTCAAGACGGGCGAGTCAATAAGTATTGGAACGCCCGCATCCTCAAGGATGACCTGGGGTACTGTCGAATCGCTTGTCCCCGAGACGGCAAGATTCTGTGCTTCAACTGGGTGCACTGGACTGCGTACATGTTTACCCATGATGGCCTGAATGAGCTGGTCTTCATGCCTGGCTCGAGCAGGAAGACTATTTCTCGACTTTACTACGAGGAGGTGAAATAATATGGGATGCTGGCGCTGGGTTCTTGTCCGCGGGCCTTTCTGGCAGCGGCACTGGATGTTCGTGCAGGACGCTGGATGCTACCGTCATAACTACACCTGATGTGTAAAACCCCCGGGTCTGTAAAAGGGCCCGGGGGTCCGCGTCAGAAACTAAGGGTAATATGAGACCCCTCTACTCGAAAGGAATACTCATGCTGCCCGTTGCCAAGATTATCATCTCCGGACTCTCCTCCATTGGAGCTGGTATGATTGCCAGCAAGCTTACCAAGCCTATCGTCTCGAACGCAAATGGAATCGCTAAGATTCTCCTTTGGTTCGGTTCGGTGGGCACTGGTGTTGCTGCTAGTGCAATCGTTGCCCGCGAAGTGGAGCTGCAGTTCGATGCGACCGTCAAGGCCGTACAGGAAGCTCGAGACCACGTCGAGATCGAAGACTGATCTCCGCTTATACCCCATTGACTTGGGGTATAGGCTTTTCTGAAAAGGAGCACACATGCCAGGAAAGATTGTCGCCCACGATACCCATCTTCGGATCGACACGGAGTTCATCGAGCTCAAGGACTGCTTCGAGGCATTCCGACGAGGGGTGGAGTACCGTGAGAAGAATGACGTTGATGATATTCTCGTCATCTGTAATGCCCCAGACATCATTGAGTACCAGCTCAAGAACGGGGATAGCTTCATCGTCACCTATGATCCCATTCACCGGATCATTGTGATGCGTGTGTTCCTCCATGACGAGGACATCACCATCAAGCCCATCTATATTTACAACAACCGTGAGTACCAGATCGCCTGCGAGTTCCTCAGGCAGGTAATGCACGACAAGATCGACCTTAAGGACGAGTGGATCGCATGAGTAAGAAGAACCCCAGTGTCATTGACTACTTCAGTCTCAACGGGGATGTCGTCGAGGAGGCCAACGAGTTCGACGGTATTTCCCTCGATGACTGGATCGACAAGCGAAGCTCTATCAAGCCTTCTTGGGTTGGTCAGTACAGTCAGCAGATGCACTTCGACCTTGCAGATGACACCGAGGTGAGTTTCTACAAGACCCCGAATGTCATCTACGCCGATATTCTCTTCACCGACGGAGTCCGCACTATTCTGTTCAAGTGCCGACAGAAGAAGAACCTCACCCGGTTCATCTCTCGAGTGCTTGAGCTGGCCAACCTCGGTTCGAAGCACGTCCACCCCGATTTCCGAGCCTGATATTTAAGGAGCACACAATGGCACGACTGAGCAACCTGACAATCGAGAACGCCCGCATCTTCTTCAAGGACTTCTCCGCTGCTGGTCCTTACGCAGGTGGAACGAAGCGCACCTTCTGCGTGGAGATCCCTGAGGACATGGTGGAGCAGCTCGAGCGAGATGGGTGGAACCTGAAGTCCCGGGAGTCTCGGAATGACCCGGATGCCCTCACCCACTATCTCAAGGTGGAGGTGTCCTACCGGGCTCGTCCTCCGAAGATCGTTTGTATCCCGGACATCACCAAGCGCCGGGTGTATATCACCGAGCAGACTGTCGACTCTCTGGACTACGTTGAGATTCTGAACGTGGACCTCACGATCAACCCATATGTCTGGGAGGTCAACGGGAACTCCGGTGTGAAGGCATACCTCGGTACTATGTATGTCACCATTGCCGAGGACCCGCTGGACGCAAAGTACGACGACGTGGAGGAGGCCGCCTGATGCGACGCTACGGATTCTTCAACTTCCTGTTCGACGTGTTCATGACTGGCATGACTGGAGGATTCTGGCTGATCTGGATCTTCATTCGGGAGATGCGGCGCGGCTGATTTTATACCCCGGGGTCTGTAAAAGGGCCCCGGGGTTCCCCACTCATAGAAAGGACACACGTGGCTAGCCGACTTATCGTCAGTGCTGATGATATTCTGAAGGCGGTAAAGGATTCAGAGGAGTTCGAGAGGAAGGCCCTCTCTGAGGCTCGTAAGCGAGATCGAGCTGAGGGTAAGGCGCCTCGAGAGACTCTGTATCCAAACCCGGATCTTAAGCCTGGTCGAGAGATCGTGCTCGACTACATCAAGAACCCGGAGCGCCGCCGCGCGCCACGGTGTTCCGTTCATCTTGAGAAGCGGACTGCGAACAACAGCTATCGTTTTATCGTAGACGTATCTCAGGTAAGGAATCGAGAGCTTGCGGATGAGATTGAGAAGGATCTCTTCGCATTCATGGACTACCTTCTCGACGAGTACGACATCCCACGACGCATTAGAAAGTGAGCACACAAATGTTTTCTCTTATTCGGGTTTCCGAAGGCCCCGTCGACATCTACGAGCTTCGTATGCAGTATCTTGCCAAGCTCAAGGAGACGGACGGGGTTATGCTTCCCACGTTCATCTACCGAAACAAGGACCTCTTTGTCACTGAGTTCAAGCCCACTTGCGATGACCAGTGGATCATGTACATGACGAACGCTGAGGGTCTCATCACCAAGATGCGGATCAAGAACGGCGACCTGATGAGCAACGGGTCGGTTCTCTTCCTCGCTGAGGAGCGGAAGACCTACAATGCCAAGGAGTACTACGACTACTGGAGTGCTCGTGAGGGTAAGCCCGCTCCGTTCTTCTATGAGTCCCGACAGTACCACGTGAAGTCCTTCATGCGGGTTCCTGGCTCGACAGATCTGTGGATCACTGCTGAGCGAGAGCATGGGCACTGGTACACCTTCCGCATGTCGGACGACCAGAAGTCAAAGTTCACTCGCCACACTATGACGAACGAGAAGGGGCACCAGAGTTACGACTGGGTTCTCGAGAACGTTGAGTGGGCTGCTGACACGATCCGTTATTTCTGAGGAGGACATGATGGAACTCACTGACGGTGGATGGTACAAGACCCCTCGGATTATCAAGGGGAAGGACTTCCTAGCACATATTCATGACACATACGCATCTGGAAATGCTATGTATGTGGAGTTCAAGGCGTCCGAGGGAGAGGTACGCATCCTCGAGTACCAGCAACTCTATGAGGTAGATACAGAAAGCGCGGTTCTGTTCACCATCAACACATATCCGCAAGAGAGCATCCTCCTCAAGAACATTGAGGAGTACGAGTTCATCCAGTACCGACCCCAGCAAGCATGGAAGGCGATTCACATGGGAAGCACTAAGCGGTTCAACCTCGAGCAGTTCGACCAGATCTGGCTTGATCAGACATTCCAGAAGCTGCACCCGGTTATCGTCAACCATGAGGGGAAGTTCTGGCACGTGATGGGGCTGAAGCTAGATGTGGACGCAGATGGCTCGTTCTGGGGGCTCTATCTCAAGCGTCAGGACAGCGACTTCATGAAGGAGATTCGAATGCCTCTGACTCAGAAGTTCATCTACAACCCCATCTCGGGTTCCTGGTCTCTTGACGACCCGACTCAGGAGATCAAGGACCTCGAGGAGATCAAACAGACTCTCCGAGCCGATGCCATCTTGGACGTGACTGTCTCGGGTGTACCTATGAAGCTGATCCGGGTTCAGGAGATCGCGAAGGGCGTCCTCTTCTTTGTCTTCCAGGACGAGGAGAAGAACAAGCGGTACTACTACAATCGCCCAGCCATCAAGCTCCGTATCGTAACGGATCCGACCACTGGCGAGCAGAAGTACCTCCTGGACCACATCAAGGCCATGCACATTGACTGAGCGATGGCGAAGTTTACCCCACCCCTACTCAAGGTATGAGGCATCTGATCTCGGTCGGGTGCGTAATATCTCGAGTGGGCGAGTTCTTCGGATCCAGAAGTGCTCAGACGGGGCTCCCGGGTTCTCCCTGTATCGCGATGACTCAGGTAAGCAGACCATGGTTCGCTGTGGTGTGACTATCTGGCGTGCGTTCAACGGAGAGCCCGGGAGAGGGCACTATGTCATCCACCTGAATGGTGATATGGCTAACGCCCGTCTTGAGAACCTGGATCTCGTTTCGTACTCTGCGTACCGGCAGGCCTGGTATGAGGAGTACAACGCTCGGATGGATGAGCTCTTTGAAGAGACCCGGTCTGAGTTCGACGACTACATCTTCGGCTCGTGCACTGAGTCGGAGGCGGATAGAAAGACTCGATTTGGCGACTGAGAACTGGAAGACGATCCCCGGCCTCAATGATAAGTATGAGGTCTCGGATCTTGGGCGGGTTCGAAACAAGAACACCGGTCGTTTCCTGACACCCCGGTACAAGGATGGCTGCTATATGTACCGCATGGAGAAGCCCAGTGCTCACGGTAGGGAGCGCAAGGTCTACTCGGCAGCAGTGCTCGTGTGGAGTCTGTTCGTCGACAAGATCCCGGATGGGTACTGGGTTCAGTACAAGGACGGAAACCGACGGAACCTGGCCGTATCGAACCTCTACCTCAAGTCCAACTCAGAGTTCCGCAAAGAGGAGTACCAAGAAGGTCGACTCGGGATTCAACTCGTGAAGTCTGAGTTCGACGAGTGGATCTTCGGATCGTGTCTTGAAAGGAGAACACACTAACCATGACAGTTGTGTACCGACCTGAACAGATCCAGGCGGTGCGTCAACTGCAGAACGGCAGCATCTTGGCGGGTGGCGTTGGTTCAGGGAAGACCCTGACGAGTCTGGCGTGGTACCTCACGTCGGTTTGTAACGCCGCCTCGTTCAAGAAAGGGGGGTCCTTGGCTAAGAAGAAGGTCAAGGGCTCCCCTACGCTGTATGTCATCACAACCGCTAAGAAGCGGGACTCCCTTGAGTGGGAGGAAGAAGCTGCGCGTCTCGGTCTGAGTACAGATCCCGCATGTAGTTTCACTGGTTCATCCATCGTGGTGGACTCGTGGAACAACATCGGGAAGTACTCGGATCGGGAACACGCGGTATTCTTTTTTGATGAGCAGCGTGCTTCCGGCAGTGGGCGCTGGGTCAAGGAGTTCCTCAAGATAACAAAGAAGAACACCTGGCTTCTGCTCTCAGCGACTCCTGGAGATGTCTGGATGGACTACCTCCCGGTATTCATGGCTCATGGATTCTTCAGGACTCGTACGGAGTTCATGGAGGATCATGTCATATTTGACAGGTTCGCAAAATACCCCAAGGTCAAACGATACATAGGGGAGGCGAAGCTGCAGCGACTTCGACGGAGTATCCTTGTGGAGATGCCGGTGGA